GGTTGCACTGTAGGTAAAAGGCTTTTTCATAGTCACTTAGGGCTTGGGTTTTAAAAAGTCCCTTGTCTCCTATCCTATAACAATTCGATTTGGAGGGGCATACGCCCTGAATTACTTGTTTCATTTTAGCTGGCTTTTTTGAGTTCTTCGGGTACTACAAAACCCACCTTGTTCATCTTCGATTCAAAGCAAAGGGCAAAGGACAGATGAACGGTTTCTTTGAACAGGTAGCTTTTAAGTAAGGGCTTTAGTCCCTCTTTGATTGATTCGAGTTCCTTTTGAATGATCCGCTCCCGGCGTTCACAGTTCTGCTCCCAAGTGTCCTCTTTCCAGTTGGGAAGGTTGTACGAAGGAATCTCCCGCTCCCCGATTAGCTTTCCGTTTAAATAGATTTCTATTGTCATAGCTTTTCTATTGTTTGGATTCTGCGATAATTTAGATTGGTTTGCTTGTGCCAGGATACAAAATCACTGGCAGCTTCATAGTTTTTAAAGATGCCGATGATTAAGTAGCCGTTGTTCAACTCCCTATCCACGGCACTTAGGTTGTTTCGCAGGGTTTTATCTAGGGTGTCTATGTGGTAGCAGTTTTGAAGGACGCTGTACTCCACGGTATATACTTCGGTTAGGTGCATGGTTACGCTGATTTTTTGGGTTCCGTAATATCTTTTACCGAAATGAGCTTGGATGCAGTACGGGCAGAACAATTCAGAAACTGATACTGGCGGGTCATTGTATCGTACTTATACATACTAAAGCCCTTTTGCCCTAACCAGGATTGCTTGACTTTCTGTACGTACACGTCTACTGTTTCCTCATCCCGGTACACGCTGATGCCGTTGTGGGTTTTATTGTAGAAGTGTGCTGAGCCGGAAATATCATAAAGGTTGGGTACATCGTATTTTTTGGTTTGCTTGTCCTTTTGCATTTTGGTGGTGTGGGCAATCAAAAACACATGGACGCCAAACTTCCGGGCAAAGCGGATAACTTTGCTTAAAACAACGCTGACCCATTCCGTTTCATTCATCCCTGTGGGGCGGTTGGCTTCAATCCAGTTCCAGGGGTTGAGGCGAAGGGCTTTAATGCCGTAGCGTTTTACCAGGCTTTCAGCAATAGCCAAAAGGGAATCAATATCGGTTTCAATGGTTTCGGTATTGTAGAAATAAAAATGTTGATCGACAAAGTACACGCCCTGTTCAAATTCCTCAATAGAGACCCGTTGCAAAGGGTTCACCCGAAAGTCAAAGGATTTTCCGATTAGCTTTTCAATCAGCTTGGTTACGGTTTGCGGGGGTTCTTCCTCAAAGCCACAATCGGCAATCTTCCACCCGCAATTTTTGGCAAGTCCCGATAAGATCCAGTTGGTAAATTCATCCTTACCGTGAGAGGGAATGCCCGTTATGGTGGTGAGTTGGCCGGGCACAAAGGTTAACAGTTCGTCCAAACCTTCCACACCTGCCCTTGCCCCTTTGGGGTAGCCGTGTTCGTACCAGTTGCAAATAGTATCGTACATTTCATCCATTGTAAGAATGCCTTCCAGGGGCCACTGCACCTTGCCGTCCAATACGGCTTTTACCGCTTCTTTGCCTTGCTTCACTAAAACGTCGTTTACATCTTTACAATCTTCAGGGTAGGCTACGGTAAAGCATCTGTCTTTCCCTAAGCGCCGGGCTAGTTCATCCCGTAGTGCCATACCGGCACTATCGTTATCCACGGCCAGCACAATTCGTTTGGCCTGTTCAAATACCTGCCAGCAATTATCCAGATATTCCAGTTTTTGGTTGCCCATGCTGGCCCCGTTGGGCACACTGACCACGTTGTAGATGCCACATTCATGAAGGGTGAGGCAGTCCATTTCTCCCTCTACAATTACAATTTCTTCTTCGCCTATTACCGCATCGAGGTTGTAAAAAATCAATTCCGCTTCCCTTGCCATCTTAAATGACTTTTGCGGCCCCCGGAATTTGATGTTTATCAGTTCGCCACACCGGTAATAGTTGAAGCAAATGCAAGGCACTTTCTTTTCAAATTGGGGCATCTGTTCTATGGATTCGGTAACATTCAGTCTTAGTAACGTGTTATTGGATATACCCCTTGCTTCAAAAAAGTCAATGGATTTTTTGGATAGTTTCTCCAAACGGGGGACAGGCTTTACGTACTGCTTTTTTTCTTTTTGAACATCCACGGCGTAGCCCCTGAAGTCGCAGCCGTTGTAGTGACAATTGTAAGCACCGGTTTTAAGGTCAACGGACAGAGAACGGTCCCGTTTGTTTTTACGGTTAGGGCTGCATTTGGGGCAGACCATTTTACCGCCTACAGCCTTTGAAATGTCTATTCCGAATTTTGCCCAATTGATGTTCATTAGTCAACCATTTTTTTGATAGGTATAAAATTGTTTTTCATCTCTGCGCCATCCTCCCAACTTTTACCATTTAGATAGGTTGCCGGATATTTTTTAGATTGCCACTCTTGTAGGTTGGAAAAATAGATCGGGATGTAGTCAATAGCTTTTTGCCTTTCAGATTCGCTTAGTTTGCTCCATGCCTTTAGTGCTTGGTTCTTATCAATCTTATTGGCGTACTTATCCCAAAAGGCCTCAAACAAATCGTCTATTAGATTACTTTTCTTTCCTTTTCTTTCCTTTACTTTAATAGCATCGTTTCGCATACCGTTCGGACTGCGTTCGCTATGCGATGGCAATGCGTTCGCATTTTGCCACCTATAATTAGCTGATACTCTTGCTTTTTCGCTCTTTTCTATCATACTTCTGCGTAACCTTAAACTGAAGAAATATTCATCCTCTACGATAAACAGGCCATACTTGAGGATTACCGTATCTACCTTTTCTCTACTGGTTCCCCAACGTCTTGCGAATGATGCAGTAACTGATAAGGGCAGCCGGTATTCGGCTTCATTTCTAAGTTTTTCAATAATTGCCCAAAAAATACCGTAGCCTTCCATACCTAATTGATCGATAAGAACCATCATCTTAGGATCATCTTGAGCATTGGCATCGTGAGAAAAATAGTAAGCGTCCTTTTTCATAGTACAGGATTCTCCATGAATTGTTTATTATCTTTTTGACTTGTTCTAATTCCCTCTAAATACTTAATCAACAGGTCCAGCACATATTCCCCTTCAGAGTGGTGAATGGGCCGGATAACTGATAGCTGCCTTCTTTTCCACTCGTACATCTTGGTTCCCGGTTTCCAGGGATTGCAGAAATTTTCATCAAACTGGAGTAGTCCGTTTTCCGTTACCTGCCAGTAAAATCCTTCTAAGAAGTAATACTTCGGTTCTGAAAGAGGAAGGGTCATACAGATTGCTTTTGTTTTTTAAACTGTTTCACCTTTACCGTGTACGTTTCAATGATTTCCAACAGTTCACCCCTTGTCCACTTGTACTGTTTGGTCTGTTTGGCTCTCTGCTCCAATTGCTCCACTTTCTTTTTCCCGATCCGTTTTACCAGTCCCTCCCGGTAGGCTTTAGGATTGCCGTATTTACCCGTATTGCAATTATGGTGGCACTGGCCGTTTACGTTTACTTCATCGAACCTGACCCCTGAATAAGAGCCTACAGCCAGGTAATGACCGGCATCTTCCACTTTGCCGGTGCAACTGATGCAACCCTTGTCCTTATCCCGAAGTCGGATAAAGAGGTTAAAAACCGACTCTGCCTTCTTTAAAAGGACGGGTAGGGATTCGACCACTTCTTCTTTTTCCGATCCGTGAGGAAGGCGGCAGTAACGACCGAAGTAGGGGCAACCTTTTACAGAACAGAGCTGGTGCTTCATGCTGCTTTTCTAATTTTTTATAAAAAATTTGTCATTCCTTAACAGTGTGGAGAAAAAAAAGAGGCGTCCTTTTCACCACTCAAAACCAGCCCACTCTCCAGTTCCTGTTTTAACTCCCGAAGAATCCTAAGTTCACTTTCGTTCCTTACCTGGTATTCTTCCTTCCATAGGAGCCGAAAAGAAGAATGCTCACTCTGGGTGGTGACTTCGATTTCCAACTCCCCCCGGTGGAGGTTTACGGACACTAAGGTGCCCGACTTCTGAGCGATTGCTAAAGCCAGGGTAAAGGCTTCCAGTAGTTGAGAGGAGTTAAAGAGACGTTCCATAAGATTTTATTTTGTGTGTGTTTATTTGGGTACCGAGCTTTTCAGTATCTATTAAGCTTTTGTTGCGTCGCACACTTGTACGTCCTGATCGCTATTCAACAATTGACCAATCTTCTTCCCAAAACTTATCCTGTCTGTAGCTCCAGAATTGATTAGCCGATACACAATACCCTTCCTCTGTAACTATTTTTCCTGCCAGCATAGTAATCCACTCGTAAGGCTCAAAGAATCTATGGGCTACCTTTTTGTCCTGTTCCATTAATTTTATAGCTTCTTGCTTTGTCATGCTGCTTTATTTTTTTCGTTAAACAAACTGGCTTGCTCTCCCGGTAAGGGAAGGTTGATATTAAAAAACTCCAATAGCCATATCTGAACATCCTGCACCAGCTCTGAAAACTGTGCTTTGGTGAGGGCGCTGGTATTTCTATACATCTCCACGACTTCGCCGGTTTCTTCGTTCACCATATCGTACTTTAAGAACTTGATTTTTACAAAGTCTTTAGCGTCCTCTATACTCTTAATCATGTTCCAGCCAGCGCCCAGCAGTGCCTCCTTTATCACCGGCAGCATCACCCCATGCAGGTAGCGGTTCTGCTGGTTGCTGCGATTGTCCTTGCGGCTCCATTTGGCAGCATACCTACCATCGGGCAGATCCACCTTTTCAACCACCCGCTTATCCTTAATAGTTAGAAATACTTCTTTCATCTTACTTCAGTGTTATAACCGTAGTGGTTTTTGATCCTTCCTTAACCGGGGGGTACATCATGTAGATTTCGCCTGTCTCACCGTCAAGGGTTTGGAGTCCCTGCGCAGGTAAGGACTTTAGAAAATCTTCCTTTGCCTTGATCTTGGCTTTGATTTCCTTTTCCTGTCTAAGAAGTTCCACCAGTTCAGGATCATTGCAGCCCTCGTAGTTGTAGTTGCCACCCATTTCTTTGATCTCTACTTTGGCATTGCGGTACTCAAAGGACTTGGCAGAATATTTCTGTGCTTCTGTGAGTACCTGTGCTTTGTACCAATCGGAGGCATAGATTTTCTTGGTCACATCTTCCAAAGACTTCAGGAATAGGTGGGCATCCAGCGGGTTTACTTCCCCTGAATCGATGCCCCTTAGGATGTCCGTTACAAAGGCGTCCCGTTTACTCTTATCACTATGGATCAGGGAGAAGGATAGGCTTAACTGTGTTGGGGTCACTGTCTTAAATGTTTAGTTTGAATAAATAGGGTTAAATATTTTTCCTGTTCCTGGGTCAGGGTAAAATGGTCACGCACTTTATCCATTATGTCTGCTTCTCCCGCCTCAATTCGTTCCATTACTTTTTCCATTTGCCCTTTTGAGATTTCCGGTTTTTTAATTCCGTATCGGTTTTCAAACTCCGTTTCGCAACACTGCCTGTAATACTCAAAGGCCCATGTGTCTAACTGTAGATCAATGTTTTCAATGGCCCAGCCAATCCAAGCACAGTCTATTTCACAAATCCTCTTTATTGTTTCTCCTTTGTGCTTTCCGAAATGAATCCTTTGGTCCAATCCTACAGGGCGGTAAAAGGGTACAAACTTCTTTTCCATTAAAAGGGCAGATCATCTTCCGAGTCTTCTGCAAGGCTTTTGCCGCCAATGGTGGATTCGGCTGGGTGCATCATGTTTTGGTACTCCTGGCTTTTCTTTATCTTATCTCGAATGAAGTCGGGCAGGGCCTCAAACATTGTCGTGTCAAAGTTTTCATAGTCCAGCACAAAAGGCGGTGTGATGGGATCAGGACAGGCAAAGCCTTTGGGCATGGGAGAAATCGAGCCGATTTCCTCATAGACTATGGAGGGGTCTTTTTGGGAAGGCTTGTGTATGATGTTGAGCATACAGGGTTTGCCCACCAAAACGGTAATATCAAAGCGTTTGGCTTCTTCTTCGGTAAAGTCCTTGCCCCGCCAGGAAGCCAGCATTTTTCTAAGGTTTGATTTTTCGTTTAGTGAAAGGGTGTATTCCTTGCCGATCACTTTGGGCTGTTCGCCCTTTTCCTCACTATACACTTTTAGTTCGGTGGGCAACTCCCAACCGATCCGGACCTTGTTTTGTAGCTTGGTTTCCCCTGCATAATTTTCTTCAATGGTCCCGATGTGGATCATCTGATAGCAGCGGGCGACATAATTACCGGCGGGGATCAGTTCCCTTTTTACGCCGTTGTTGGATGCAATAATTGCCATATTCTTAATTTTAAAAAGGTTAAGCGGTTTTTAATTGATGTAAAGCGATTAATTGAACCCTTTGAAAAAGGGAAGCGATGATGGTCTTTTTATGGGCCTTTACCTCGTGCCACTGCTCGTCACTGTCCATGACATAAACCTTTTCTAAGGGAGAGACACATACACCCCACAAAGTCACCGGATGAGAGTGCGGAGATAGTTTCACCTGTATGGCTGAATCAAAGTACAGGTACTCATGGCCAACGATGGCTTTTACGGTTTCGGCAATTTGTTTCAACTGTACCATGATTTATTTATTTAGTTGGTTAAGAGATCTGGTTTTTAAAAATGAGGGGCGAGTAGAGAACAAGCCCCGTTGAAACCTGACTCGGCCTAAGAATTAAACCAAGCGCATTTAATAAGTTTAAAACCGCCCCTGCCTTTCAATTAAAGAGCCTATACCAAAACCGTTTTCAATAATTGAACTTTCAAGTAGAGGCGGTGGCCACTCCGCATTGTTCCCCTTTTCAGGTTGGCCTCAGAGTGTTGCATGGGCGGAATATTATGTGTTGATAAAGGATTCGAGTTTCATTATCCACCACCCTCACTTTTATTGAGGCTACTATCCTTTGGCTATGGTCGCCTTTGTTTATCAACACAATTATTTTAATTCAAAGAACTTCGGTTTAAAAGGCCCGCTGCGATCAACAGGCCGTCTCTAACGATTGCATTATGCTATATGAAAAGAACTAATTGTTTAATGAAAGGGGCCAGCTATGAATAACTACCCCGTTGCTATTTACCCTATGAAAAACCGTCTTTAATCCATCTCCTATTATCAATGATTCATACGTCCAATAATTTCCAAGGGGGTTAAGGATGGTGACCTTTGGTTTTTCAACAATTCGTTTTCACTGGTAAGGGTTTAAAAAACGGGTGAGTGGAAACCCACCCGGTAAACCAAAACCATCATTTATGAGAAAGAGCTAATTCGTTTTTAAAAGCCTCCTGTGGAAACAGGACGCGTCAACCAAAACTACCGTGGCCCCTGAGGCCACTATCTTTATAATTCGTTTATAACCCTTACCACTACTTCACCCAACACCCTTGCTAATCCCTGATGTGCATCCCGCGCCTGGTCCTTTAGTTCCCCTACTAAGGATTCAAATTTTCCGTCTTTAAGGGCTCCCTGGACGTAGGCTCCGAATAGGGTTTGTGGATCGGTTTGACTAAGTACATAGAGCAACAGGAGTTCCTTCTCACGTATCGCTTTTTCCTTTGGGGCTTGGCCTCCGGCATCCAGATAAACAGCACGATCACCGTTACAATTACCCATATCATTTGCCCTCCTTTTGGTTTACATACCCTGAAAGCTCCGGTGGCAGACACTCCAGCAATACGGTTTTTTGCATACGACGGGCGCCCCAGGTTTTTTGATACGTCACCAGGTAGAGGGTTTTTACCCCGGTCACCGAATAGTCCCTCGAATGTTTAGATGGAAGGCATCTGTAGGTTGCACACGAACAAAGAAGGATGGCAAGGGTACACGAAAGCAGAAGCATTTTCATAACAAGGTGATTTAGTCGTTTAACAATGGGTGCTTAGGTTAGCGTTTTTAGTCCAGGTACTCTTGGTGTTTCATCTGGTACAGGTGTAATCCCTGGTTGGCAATTTGCTTTTGGCTAAGGGACTCAGCCGTTTTCAACAGATCCTGGTAATGGTCGATCATAACACAGATAAAATGATAGGAGTACGGCATTAGTGGTAGATTTCATCTTGTTTACGAATGGTGGCTAATTTAGTTTCATCCAGATCCGATAACACAGCGAATAGTTTTTGATCATAGCACCATTCATTAGGGAACAGTTCTGCTATTTCATATGCAGGCTGTGGAAAATCCCAGGCGTCATAACCGGTTACTGCTCTTATAACCGTATAGATTTCACCAACCTTTGGTGTGGGGCCAGGGATGATGCCTGGTCCGTTTTCTTTTGCTATACAAATCACTTTAAAATGTGTCATGGCTTTATTTTGTTTTAGTTCTGAATACTTTTTTAAGTCTTGTAGCACTCCACACCACTACGATAGGGCCGGAGGCTTTAGCGGTCTCGTTGAAATAGTTCACGATCTGGTGAATGCCCCACAGCATACAGACGGCATAAAACAGGACCAATAGAGTAAAGAACAGCACCGTTCCTACGCACATCTGCTTATAGGAGAGTTCAAACTTTAAGAACTTCTCAATCAAGGTGGGCTTGCTTTCGGTGGTTAGTGTGTTCATTGCTCATCCTCCTTTTCGCCGGTGGCTCTTTTAATTATTGCGCGAGCTAAAGCTTTCATGCGTAATGTCTCGGTATCATTTCTATCCCAGCTTGCAATTATTTGCAAAGCGTCTAGCATATCAGATGCAGTGGCTATAATGCGGGCGTTGGCTTTGGCTTCTTCTTGATTCTTACCGTATACAGTGGCAATTACCTGGGAGTCCACTTTAACGTCATAGCTTTTCGATTGATCGGGGTAGTTCAGCATAATATCTGATACTTCCCAGGTCCCTGGAGTGTGCAGTGTTTTCATTTTGCTCCCTCCTTTTTGCAGGTAGCTTTAGCCACAACAGCCAATAAATCTTCCCATTGTTTAGCCATTTCCTCTCTTGTCTCATTAATCTGTTTGTGTGGGTTGTCGTACCAATATTTGCAATCAAAAGCCAATGAAGGTTTCTTGATTATCCATTGCAACTTTTCCAAGAGTTCCGGCGCCGCTGCGATAAAGCGGGCGGTGGACTCCTCATCTCCGTGATTGGTTACTGGTGATGTTACCACCCAATACCCGTTTGGATGCTGTAGATATTTAAGCTGGCAAACGGTTGTCTCCTCATAGCTCATTTGGTCATTAGTAAACCGAGCTTCCCAAGGCCCTGGTGTGTGCAGTGTGTTCATGACAAGCCCTCCTCTCTTTCGTATAGTTCGTTTTGAAAGGATTCATCAAATAACCTTTCTTCGATTATAGTTTCATGGTAGATGTTGGGATCTTCTTCCCTATCTGCTTCGGTTGCTTCGGCCTCCTGAATGTTTTCAAATACCTTCGCTTTGGCGGCTTCGTATTCCTGCTCACTGCAAGCAGTGGCCTGAGTAATTTCATTGGCAGTATGGCTATCCTGAGGGTTGCAGGTATTTATACAGTCGACCCATTTATGCGTAACCCGGATGGCTTTTGTTTCGCTTACTACTTTATAATAAACCGAAGCAGAGGTCTTGCAATAGAAGGGCAGTTGAATGTCCAGTTCTACTAATTCGTTTTTGGTGACAACAGTTTGAATTTTCATAACTCAAATGGTTTTGGGGGTTAAGCGGTTTGGTTTTTACGTTCCCGTTGGCGGGCACACCAGATGGAATAGTTACGGCTGGCTACCCTAAGTTGGGAGCTATCGAGATTTCTTGCCATATCTTCCCATTGCTTGCGCAGTCTCTCCTCTTCAGATATTTCTATTTGAGTGGGTTGCTGGTAGTATTCAGCAGCCATTTGGGTGAGTAGGTCCATGTTCGTGTTCGGTGGCAATGGAGGTTTGGTGATGTCAGTTTTGTCCTTTAATTTTGGTCTCATCTTATTATATTTAAGATTTTTAAAGAGCGGCTTAAACTTTCCACGGTACAAGCCGCTTTTTCAATTATGTTAGGCGATGGATCGCATTCTTACTTCTTTCATTCGAAGCCAGTTGTCGATCTTTTCTTCATCGAACCGGATAATGCCGTTTAGGTTGTTGTAGGGTATCTTGCGATCCTTTGTCCACCGATTAATGGTTCTTTCCGATACGCCTAACTTCTTAGCACACTGTTTACGGTTGAGTAGCATTATCAATCTTTTATAATTGGGTTAATACTTTATTTGCATTTGCACAGATTACCTTTATACTGTCAGGCGGCGGCGTTACCCGCCGGGATCGCTTCCAAGATTTGCTCGTCGGTTAATCCGGTTTCCTCACGAATAACCTTCAAGGCTCCAGGTGTTGTCAGGCGTATATCCTTATCCTCTATCCATCGGTTAATGGTGAAGGAGCTTTTATTAAAAAGAGCCATCAGTTGACCGATAACCCTTTGATTACCCTTAATCTTGTTGGCCGCATTATTAGTGATTGTTTGCATTTTTGATTATGTTTATGCTTGCATTTCTAATATCAAAGCTAAGTGTAAAGTTTACAAATGTCAATATGTAAAGTTTACATTAACAATTCTTTAACATTTTAACTATGACTGAGGGGGCTATCCTTAAAAATTTTATTGAGAATCAAAAGATTAGTAAAACGGCTATTGCTTCAGATTTATCTATGTCCCGGCAGAATTTGTATCAATTATTTGAAAGTGAAGTGTTGGAGCAAGAAACAAAAGACAAATTTGAAGGGTATTTTAAATCGTCAATATTTACACACGCTGACAATATTGACACGCTAAAGAAGAAAGCGGAAGGGCCAAAATCAGCAGAATCTGACGTCTGGATTCAAACCATCTACAACCTATCTGTTACGGCGAAGGATCATGCAGAAACAGATTTAATTCATGCCCGGATTATTGAGTATTTACTTACTATTGTAGGTGATAAGAAAGAAGTGAAAGGATTGATTAAAGGGCGTATGGGGTTAGCCCCAGCTGGTACACCTGGATCGAAAACAATGCCAGCCAAAGAGGATGAATAAAAAACCAGCCGTGGGGCTGGTTTCGTGGTTAGTTTTCAAAGTAAGTTCTGATTTTCCCGTATTCTTCCGCATTTCGTTTGATCGGCTTCAGTAGTGGCTTAGCCGCTTCTTTGGGGCAGAAGGGAGAAAGCTGGCAAACAATCGGGCATTTGTTTTCTTGGGCGTAGATACAGTCTCCGCAGTTCTTTTTGATCATAGTGTTCATAATAATCGGACGTGCTTTAAAAATTAATAATGGAGACTAAATGTACTACTTGAAGACGAATGCTAAAAGCTTTAGCAAAAAAATAGTTTTCCACACTCATAGATGATCGTTAGTTTAAGGTTTAGTAAACTGTTGAATTCGTGTGGTTAACGGTGTGTTTGGGTAGGTGAATATATCAAACGTTTGTTTATTAAATATATTGTTTTTGTTAATCAACCTTAAAATTCGTGAAGCGGACCTGTTACATAGGTAAACGGTAAGTATATAAGTAATAATACGTAAACCCAAAATCACACTATATGAGATACATTTTCCTATTAATGTTCATTCCAGGCCTATCTTTTGGACAAACAAAATCGTCAGCATCTAAAAAGGCGCCTGGCATACAACACGTACTGCTTAATGCACAGAGGTTACAACTATTGTTCGAAACATCAATCCTTACAAAAGGCCTGTCTGATCTTACCCAATCTGATCTTACAATAAAGGATTGCTTAAAAAATAGCAAGGCCTCTTTTATAACTTCAAAGTATGACAAATTTGAAAACCTGTACGATAACGTTAAATACCGCCCGGTTAAGCAGACCGAATGCAGTTTTATAAGTGACTTTACTAATGATCTGGGAGCAAATGGGTGGTATTTTTCAGGTTTATTATATTCTAAGGTGTTTAATACGCTCCAGTATAATACAAAGAAGAGGGCCTCTACTGTATTAGATGCCTTCGTATTTAATTTCCTACAATCTCTGTATAACAATTTTGAAGGGGCCCTCCCTTCCACAATCAGTGTACATGTTCTATATCTAAGTAAAGATTTCACCGAAGGGGAACAGAATTATAATTACAATACAGAGAGTATGATACTTTCAACTTCTCTAAAAAACCTTAAAAATTTGGTCGATAATAAGATCACTGATACGCAGTTCCTTAAAAGTGCAAGTATCTATTTATTAGCAGACGATAACAACAGTTTTAAAAAGGTTGTTCTGTAGTTTTTAGTCTTTCACTAACCCTATTCTGAACCATGAAAATATAATAAGTCAAAAGACCATAAATAGGCTTGCCTTCTGCTTTTGCTGCTGGTAATTGCTATGGGCGTTTATAGGTGCTGGAACCCTTACTGGTACAAACTACGCATCACCGGATCAATCGCCTCATCGTCCAAATCGGTCAGGTAAATCTCTGTAGTTTGGGTGCGACTGTGCCCCAACGCCTGTTTGATGGCGTGAATATCGGCCTTGTTCTTTTTTAAGTGAAAGGCCAGGGTATGGCGGGCGTGGTGCATGGAAAGGGCGATAGGAACCTCTGCTAACTGCGCGACCACCTTTAATTCCCGGTTGACCATAAAGTTTTCAGAGCCTACTTTGCTTCGCTTCTGATTTCCCAAATCCGACATAACCCGGCCAAAGATGGTATCGGTGGGGTTATCAATATAATGCTCGATAATAGCTTTTAGTTTGGGGTGCAGTTCCACCGAGAGGTGTTTTTTGCCCTTGTTGGTTTGAAAGTATAGCCGCCCGTTCTGAAGGGCGTCTTTTTTCATCAGTAGGCAGGTTTCAAACCGAGCGCCTTTACAGTAATAGGAAAAGAGGAACAGGTCGCGGGCCAGCCGTACCTTGCCGTCCTTTAAGGGTAGGTTCTCGATTGAGGAGATTTCCTCGCGGGTGAGCTTTTGTTTTTTTACGGGCGTGGTTTTCACCGTCTTTTTAAACTCGTAAAAAGGGTTGGGGTCCATCGCCTTGCCTTCTCTAACGGCATTATTGTAATACTTGCCCAAAAACTCGTATTTTTTGGCCCTTGTGTTGGCGCTATTGGCCTTTTTCTTTTGCTCCGGGTCCTCGCGCATCAGCCAGGCGTCAAAGGTGCGGAGCGCATCCTGGGTGAGTTCGGAAAAATACACCTCCCGGCCAAAACATTTTACAAATTCCTTTTGGTAGCGGTTGGCCTTAAAGTGCATTTCCACCTGTCCCGCTTCTTTGTGTTGGCGAGCCCTGTGGCGAAGGTATTCGGTAAAGGAGTGGCTTTTCACCGCCTGAAAGACCAGCTCCAAATCAATGTGAATATTTTGCAGGCGGCAGTCCCTAAAATAGCGTTTGGCCCGCAGGAGTTCTTCGTCGATTACGGAATTGATAATGTCCGCTTCGGGGTGGATGTCCCTCACCTGCCCGGCCTGCCAGTAGTGTTTTGGGATCTTGTATTTTATGGGGTGGAGCTTTTGGCGGCGACCGTCTATTAAGCGAATCACAATGGGGTACGTGCCGTCTTTGCTTTTGTATTTTTCGTTTAGAATCGCGGTTGCAGTAGCCATTTTGTCAAGATTATTGGAAAGATTTTGGAAAGAAAGATAGCCTTTTTTGTCAAAATATGCCCTTTCTGCCCCTGTAGAGTTTGCCCCATTTCCCCTTTAAAATAAGAAAACCCACGGCTGGCGTGGGTTTGAAAGTGGAGGCGACGAGACCACCACACTATTTTTTTTCAGCTACAGTATTGACTTTCAGGCCACTAAAAAAAATTGGAAAGATTTTGTCAGCTGATCGGTTCTACTTCCTCTATAAGATTATTATAAGACCGGCCCCGCTTTATATCTTTAACAACCGAGACGGAGACATTGAACCGATCAGCAATTTTTGAAACCCGTTCATGGGGGTGATCCCAAATGTAAAGGATAATCTTAGCAGCTGTGTCTTTATCTAATTTGGCGTTAACAGGCGTGTGTCCTTTGGTGAATATGTTGGTATGCCTTCCCTTTCTAAAGCAATCATCCATATTCTCTTTTGCTGTTCCTAAAAAAAGATGGTCAGGGTTTACGCATTTGCGGTTGTCGCACTTATGACAGACAAATAGGGTTTCATCCAGTTCTCCTTTGAACAGCAGGTAAGAAAGCCTATGGGCTACCCAGTTTTTACCTTTGTAAAAGATTTGACCGTATCCACTTGCATTTAAAGCCCTTTGCCATTCCCAACAGCCGGTTTCTTTAATCCTCTTAATATTGTTTAATATTCTGTCTTCTATGTTTTTGACCACAGGCGGCGCTTTTCTTTGTTCCCTTTCTTTGCGCCTTTGAATCTTAGCTTTTAGGTCTTGAAGCCGCTCTTCCAGCGAACGTCTTTTTCGTTGGGGAAAATTGTTTAAATTGCTCATCGTAAATTGGTTTTTAGTCAACTCTAATTTACGACAAAAGCGGCTGTCCGTAAGGGTTTGCCGCTTCTTTTTTAAGGAATAATTTGCAACAGGCTCAGCCTTTTGTTAACGTTGGGGTTTTTAAATAAAAAAGCAGCTATTTTTGTTAGCGGTCTTTTTTCAGGGTCCAATATCCTATGAAAAACCAAGGGCGAAGCTAGCTAAATGAAATCTTTTTAATCTCATTGATTAAAGCCCGCTTATCGGTTTCCATTAGTTTCATGATATCAAACACCTTCTCACTGAAACCGGCTATTGCAAAAACGTTCTGTTCAGGGAATTGCAGGGAGCCGTAGGAGTTCAAATCAAAGGAATAAACAAACGGGTTGGCCCCGGTGCTTTGTTTGTACACATTGAATACATGGGAAGGGGAATGATACCCTATCCATCCCTGCATATCGGATAAAATAATAATCCGGTCGTACTTCTTATTAGCGGTTCTGAAAATAGAGTGAAAATCCGTACCACCACCTGTAAATGGAATGGAATTCGATATGGTAATGGTTGAATCAAATGGATTTATGTTTACATACCTTGCATGGTTATCAAAGGTCATAAGATCGCAGTTGTTCGCCTTTACCAATACTGCAGAAAATAAAGCCCCGATGATATGAGGCGATTTGGTTCCCTTGCCCATTTCGCGCATAGAACCGGAGACGTCCAACACCACAAGGGTTTCACCATCGAACTTGGGAACATTATTAACGGCAATATCCACGGCTTTATTTAATGCCATAAGAACATCCCGAATTACTTTGCCATCGTTTAGCTTCCGGATTTCCTCAAAGGCCGTTAAGAACCGGAAAGGCAGCACCAGCGACTTTTTAATAATAGCTTCATTGGTGAGGGTTTCCAAAGCCTCTGCCACGACTTCGGGCGCTTGCTCAATGATATTTCGTAAATTCCGAAGCAGGGCGAAATAGCCGATTTTCTTTTCGCGTACCAGCTTTACCCAAACCTCTTTTTTAAATTCCGCCCTTTCCTCTTCATTCGCTGCCGCCTGCCCCGCCCTTGTCAGTTCCGATTCCCATGTATCAAAGGATTTCAGCTCTCCCTTTACCAGCGCATCAATCGCTTCCCGGTTGTTTTCGGTTGGCGTGGGGTGAACCAAGTTCACTACATCTACCAATTTAAAACCCTTGTTTTCGCCCCGGTATTTAGCCAGATCATATTTAGAGAACCGGTCAAATGCCCTGGCAAACCCCTTCTTGATGGAGTTGGGAATCTTGCCATTATTTTGTGTATGGTAGGAAAGGATTTCCAGCATATCATCCGGCCGGTAAACAATAGCGGAATAAAAGTCTTTAGCCCATTTTTCGCCGCCGATATGCTTTGCCAGTTCAGAGGCTACAACATGGGTAATAGACCGCATACCAAACTGCGTCCGGGCATAAACCGCCGCCTTTGCCACGAATTCTTTATTACACAGTCCAACCAATTGCTTCAGGCGTTCAAACGTATCATTTGCCGATCGGTAAAACTGATCGTTGGCAAAGGATGTTAAAAGAATAGAAACCAATTCCAGTTCCGGGTTTTGGCCGTATGCTTCACCCCCTGCTAAATTGACCGTTTTCGCTCCTGTTGTTGTAGTGTTGAATCTTGACATATTGAGTTGGTTTTAAGACAAAATAAAAAGGGCTGCACGATGGCAACCCTTACAAAAACATTAGGAAGAAAAACAGGCTAAGTGTTGTTTCAATTTGCAGATGAAGTAACTCAACCTTCGCTATCCTAATAAGTTTGCAAGAGAAAACCGAAGTACGTGTGTTTCATACCAATTGAAGTAACGCACTTCTCACTACTTGCAAGAATGTTGACAGAGATAATCTAAGTAAGTATAACCCTTGCGGGCCTTTTGCTCTACCAATTGAGCTACGTTATTGCTAACGATCGGATTCGAACCGACGACACGAAGTAACTCACTTATCGCTACTGTCAATATTTTTAAAGAACTGTATTATAATATACCGAATAAAACTGGAAACGTTGGTAAAACCATGTTTTCTCATATCCCGCCTAATACGATCTATCCACTCTTGTTCTATGAAAAAATTAAAACGCCTCATTAGGTACAAACATACATCAAATATACACACAACATACGCACGTTCAAAATTTATTTTTGCAACAAGATTTACAATTTACAAAATGCCGAATAGAATTGTTGCAGTACAAGCGAGCGTGGCAACCGGGGCTTAATAGTAATTCTTCAGCTAAGTTCATTACAGTAAACATTTCACCTTTAGGGATGTTCACTACAGTGGACCTTATACAACTTCTCTGTTACCTTTTTACGGATAAACCTAACAGTAGATAAACCAAAGAAGTATATAATAAACCGGCTCAGTTTATTATACCCTAAACCTCTTTGTTACACTAAAGGTTACACTACCGGATACAGTAAAAAATGAGGGGGTAAGTGAGGGCGCAACTGAGGGGGTAAAAAAAGCCCGGTGTAGACACACCTGGGCTAACCAACTGCATATGAAAAAAGAAAATTGTTACTCCTCTTCTTCCTCCTCTTCTTTTCTTTCAAATATCTGGGCATGGATATGGCCGATGTTCTCGTAAATGATTTCCAGTGACTTTCTGCGGATAACCCGGATCATTCTAGCCTTTTCTTTGGAAAACAGGGCTTCGTCCATGTCCGTAATAGCGCCCAGCGCATTGCAGGCGGAGGTGATTTCTGCGTGCAGGTCGTACTCTTCAAAGGGGTCGTCCACCAGGATTTCTTCTGCCTGTTCATCGCCTAAGATGAGGTCTTCTTCTTTTTTGATTTCAGTATCCATAAAATAGGGTTTTTCCACTGGGTAATCATTTTATCCAAAACAGTCCGCTTTTTACTCGGTTTTGGCTGGGTTTTAAAGGTTCGCCTGTTTAGTCGAATCTTTAAAATATTCGCCTTTTTAGGTACTTAGCTGTTGTACTACTATGAAACTTTACTTGTGTCACTCCCTTCAGGGCTTTGTTCGCTATTGAGCTTTATTACACCTGCCTTCAGCTTTTCGGAAATACACGAATCACAAATGAGAAAAGAAAAACTGTCTAAGTCGTGGTTGCTCCCGTAGCCGGCATCAATAATCCCTGCGGCTGCACTGTTCCACATGGGCGGAACATCTTTCCAGTCAGGGTATAATTCTTTTACTTCACTATTACAGCATATACAATTCATAGCTCAATAGAATTACAAGGCGTACACGAGTGCGACGCAAGAGAAGCTAAATAGGTATTCTTTGCTGGGCTCATAATTTATACACCCTCCTTCTGGATTCCTGGTACAGTAGCTTCAGTTCCCTTTCCTTCCTTCGGATCATCTCCCGAATCTGTGTATCCGTCCAGTGCGTCAAAGAAGTTGGGTAGTCCCCTGTCAGGGAAGGGTTTTCTTCGTTCTTCTTTTGATCGGGTTCCCTCTTCATAGAGTTCTTCGATTTTTGTAAGGATATTCATGTTAGTAGATTTTTCCCCGGATGATCTGATAATTTTTAACCTGGTAATCCCCGTTTGGTTCCACTATGATATGGGCAAAGCCATGCTGGCAGTTACTTACTAAGGGGGAATAATCGGGTTTTAATTCTGCCAAACAACCCACCGACCAGCACGAGATTGTATCCCCATCCATTGTGATTTCCGGGTGGTGGGAGGCCCTGTGCAGATGCCCCACCAGCACACTTTGCTTGGCCCTTAAAAACGCCCCACGGGAAGGATTGACCGGGGTAAAGACCCCTTTAAATATCAGGTGGCCGTGGGTCACGGAGAGCTTGCCGATCTTAACCAATGTCTTGTCATCCAGCAGCGTAACCCTTTCTTCCGAGAGGCGCAGACGTTGCTCCAAATGGAAATAGTCATCGTCCCAGATTTCTGAGGCCTTTTGCAAAAGGAACTTTTCCCACCGAATGCAGTGGTTGCCTTTGAGCCAGTAGATCGCGGCGCGAGGGAAGGTTTTTCTCAGCACCCGCAAAAACTCTTTAGTAGCATCGAACTCCTGCTTCACGCTTCGTTTTTTAGGGTCCCGTTCAAAGCGGCTGACCTGGTGGTTATCAATCAAATCCCCGTTGATAAAAATGGTGTTGACCTTATGTTTTTTGCCGTAGTCCAAGGCGATGGTAATGGCTGAAATATCATGGTAGGGAATGTGCAGATCGGAAATCAAAAGCACGTTATTACACGCCGTGGGCAGTTTATAGGGGGTGCGTTCCTGTTGGTAGCTTTCCGGCAGGTTATAGGGATTGTAAGGGCGGGGCTCGGAGCGTAAAAACTCGCTGCCTTTGACGGATTTTCTTCTCAGCGCCCCCATTTTTCCCTCTATATAACGAAGGGCGGAACGGGCGGTTTCTATGTCTTTAAACAGCAGGCGGTTTTCCTTATAAAGAATCCGGGCCAAAGCAAGCGTTGGCTTTTCAGGGTAACGGGCACGGTACTGTTTAGCGGTTTGGGTTTTTAAACTCATAAGGATTTAGTTTGTTTGGAGTAGAGCTGCCATTCCCTTAATCTTCGTTTGGTAAGGCCCAGCGAAGGAATTAGTTTGCCGTCTTTTCTTATTTTGTTCCAGCGGGCAAATTCTTCCCGAATAGAGGGATCATTAGGGTTGGCCTTTACTTTTTTAAGAAGCGTGGATTGTTGCAGTGCTCCGATGCCCACGTTATAGGCAAAGGAAACCAGCGCGTCAAACTGGTGTTGGGTGAGGGGTACACCTAAGACAAAGGCCGAAACGGATTTACTTTTGTTCTCTACTTCCCAGCTAAGCAGTTCAACAGCCTGTTCTTTGGTAATGGTGTCGCCTTTTTTGACCCTAGAGCCGTCCTTATACATCGTTGAGCCGATGCCTATCGTCATAACCCCTGCCGAATCTGCATAAGCATGGAGTACGCATCCTTCTTCCCTTGTAATGAAATCTATTGCGGTTTGCGAGGGTTTCATAGTTCGTGGTTTAAATGATTTTATAGTCAGTGGCCTTTTTTATGAGCTGGGCCATGTTGCGGCACTTGAATAACCGTATCAAATTGTAGCGGTGTACTTCCACGGTCCGGTAACTTAAATACAACTGCTCCCCTATTTCTTTGGAACTATACCCCTCGCTTAAAAGTCTTAGTATTTCTATGTGCCTTTCTGTTAAATGACTCAGTACAACGCACCTTAAAAGGGTGTCGGCTACATACTCCACGGCCTTGTCCTGTACCTTGTCCCGTACCGATACGGGCACTCCTGATAGTTCAAACAACTTTAAAACCGCTTCTTGGGCTATTTGCTGGTCCATTTCTTTGGTGTTTCAGGTGATAAAAGAAAGGGACGGATTAAAAATTTCTTCAGGGTGCGGGTTGGGTTTTTCAAAGGGGTGGTCAAAGGCCCGTAAGGAGCTTTACCACAATCATTTTTAAGCGTTGGTATATCTTCCAGCGATTCTTCCACACCCACGCCCCTACAGGGATCAAAAGCAGCCATAGCAGCCACAAAAGGTTGAACACGGGTATTTTCTTTTCCTTGCTCGATTGGCGCTGGTCCTTATGCAGATCAACTGTTTCCGATTTTGTATGACTTACACTGTCTCGGTTCTTATATGCGCTGGAATCAATCTTTGAATGATCTTCAATAAACAACTTGCCCCCGGTGGCTTGGTTCTTTTTCTTCGTTAGGTCGGTGGTGGTTTTGTGATACTCCCTCACTTTGCCTAAGCTGTCATACTTGGTCACTTCCTTAGTCTGGTGGATGGTGGTTTCTTCCTTTGTGGTCGTTGTGTCCAAGTGCACTATGATTGTGCTGTGCGCCTTCACTAGTTTTGTGCTGTCATGGTGGCTGACCGAGTCTTTCTGCTCCCGATGGGTAGCGGAACTATCCAGTTTTACTTGACTACTGGATTTTACTTTTGAGGAGGCGCAGCCGACCATAAGCAGTACGCCTAACAACAGAAGGAATACAACCCATATCCACAGATGATCGTAGCGGTATTTGTCTTTATTCATACTACAAGGTTTTACTATCGCCCTTCGAAGAGCCAAAGAAGTACGCCAGGATCAATCCCAGCCCCCCGATCACACTCCCGCCCAAGACGTTGACCAAATCTTTATTCTCCGGGGGTACTTTCACGAAGGCCAAAATGTAGATATACCCCAGACACAGCAGGATATAGGTCAGGGCGATGATGTTTCTTACTTCGGTTTTCGAGAAGGTTTCCAGAATCTTTTTCATTTTGATTTTAAGTTTTTACGCTTTTCCTGTATCGAGTACCACCAGTTCACCCCCGCCAGCGTTCCGGATAGGGCGGCCACAATGGAGGCTACAATAGCGGCCAGTACCTGCATATTTTGCAGCGAGATCCACGAAAGGCCCGTAAAGAGAATGGAGACGAAGGTTTGTAGTTGCGGCTTTTCCATTTTTAGTTGTAAGGGGTGCTTACCCAGAGGCACCCTTTTTTTAGTTGAAAGGACTGTTAGGGTGCAAACAACAGGTCTAAAAGATTTTTCACTACCCCGTTTTTGTACACCCTGAAATACGTAGGGCTGATCTCTACGCTTACCTTGTCACCGGAGTTTTTATCCGCTACCGTAAGCCACAGGCGGTCTGACCACTGCACGACCTCGCTTTTATTGGAGACATCTTCTACTATATGGGCCGTGCCCTTTTGGGCGTAGATGTTATAATCGCCAAAGCCTTCGGCGTTGAAGTCAAAGCCAGCGCCCTCGATGTAGGCGTTTTTGTCCAGCGTGGAGCCGTTGTCCAGCACTTGTTGTAAGGTTTCCATATGTTTTTTTGATTTAGACATGATTTATTTGTTAACAATGGTGGAGGGGATTGCACTCATAAATAATTGGTTTATAAGTAGGCTCGTATTTCAATAAAGACCGGAGCCCCGAAATCTGAAGTACCTGTCCCGTTATTGGAAAAAAAACTATAGAGCATGGCTTCAGGATAGCCGTCTGTGTTGTATTTCCCCTGAATTTGGATATATTCCACTGCCCCTCCCCATGCTTTATTAGGTTGAGCGATGGCCCATAGTTTGTCTACCAAAAAATCAGGAGAGGAGAAATAAAACGATCCTGACCCGTCATTGGTGATGGAAAGTTCGGTTATGGTAGGAGTACCCAAAGGATTCAGGGTTACCTCTCCACCTCCAGTAGAGACTAAATAGCCTGTCCAAACTTTATAAGCAGTACCGGAACCACCAGAGCCCCCGGAGGCGGTGGGGAGTAACCCTTCCAAGGTGGTTTTTAGCTCATCCAATGTGCCGGAAAACCCAACCGAGTTAATGGTAATTACATCCGACAGGCTCATACTCCTTACCTCCGAATCAATGCGAAAGGATACGGAAGTGGGGTCTACCCACAAATTGACCGGCGTGGTAATGATGATTTCCTCTTCCCCCGACTGGGAATAACTTAAGTTGCCTTCCGGGGTGGTGGTGATATTTATTGTCTTCATGTATTTATCGTATTAGTAGGATTGTCTGATATTTTGGTTTTTAAAATGGTATTAATGCTATTTTTTTCCAATCCCCTGTTGATGTCCTGAAATACTGATAATTATCATCATAGGTAACCGTTCCTTTAGGGTAGGTGTTATCCGTAGACGAGGTTGGAGTGTACAAAATCCTGCCCCCTAACCGGCTAAATACCCATCCCGTACCATTTGCATAACCCAGGTAGGACGAATACGCATCAAAAGTGGTAAGGGCTACATTAAATTCATCTTTTATAGTTCCAGACGTGGCCGCAATGGACCAGGCCGCAGAATTTTCATTGCGTATAATCAGCACCTGGCCGTCTGCCGGTGTGGGGAGCGTCAGGGTTTGACCTGAAGTACTGGTATTCAGCGAGGCCATATAATAGTTAGTTCCAGCCAGCGTGCCCGTGGAGGTAAAACTGGTACGGAAGTAGAAAATTTTGCCGGTAAAGACGGTACTACTGGTAAAGGTTTTAGTGCCTACAAACGATTGTGAGCCCGTAGTCACGACGCCTCCAAATGAGGTACTTGCAGGCTGTAGGTTCAATGTACTTCCTGAAATCGTTGCACCGTTGGCGTTGGGTGACGAACCTATGGCCGCTAAAGCGTTTACGCCGCTTCCAGCTACTGCTAATTTTCTGCCTACCTCATGCCATGAGGTGCCATCGTAGATAAGGGAAAGAACATCATTTGCGGCTGCTACGTAATCCACACCCCCCGAAAGAAGTATTACGGCTGTTCCTGCCCCCCCTGCTGTGTTGTGTTTGATGGTTGGAGTGCTGGAGAATATTAAATGTATTTTGCTTCCCGCCTGCCAGTTAGCTATAGTAAGGGCGTTTATTTGCGTTGCACCTGTAATCTTAAATGTGTTACCGTCGGTACCTAAAGTGAGGTTGTTAGCACTGGCTACGTCTGCGCCCTTGCTTTCTTCCCATCTGCCACCTGATAGGGTAAGGGTTTTGTTGTTTCCTGTTATGGTTCTATTGGCTGCAAGTGTGCCGTCTGTGTTGTAAATGTTTGTATCTGTAGGAATAGTTGGCGCACCCGATATTTTACTATAAGGGATTGAGTTAATTGAAATTTGAGGGGTGGCATCGTCATAGGTAAATTCTGAGGAAAGAATCGTACCTACGGCGTCCTGCGCCTGTTCGTCACTGTAGGATGTCCCGCCGCCAATCTGTTGGTAGGCTGCCCCATCCCAATAATAAGAGGCATTGTCCGGCGCTTTGGCGATGTAGGCAATATTTTCCTCCCCCCTTACAGGGAAGGCGGCTACATTGTCAAAAAAACGTACCGGCACTTTATAATAACTCTTATCCGTAGTGGCTTCTGTTCCGTAGTAGTGATAGGGTTCCACCGGTTGGTCTACATCGGTCGTGACTACAATGGGGGGAATTAAGTAGGCGGACAGGTCCATATCTGCTAAAGCATACCCATAATAGGCTTCGCCCATTTCAAAGCCACTCAGCGCATTAATATCATTTAAAGGGGCATAGCTTTGGTAAGGGTCACCCACCTTGTAGATATAAAGAAGGTTGGAGGCGTCAAAACCCACCGTTGAAAAATCCACCGTTTGCAGGGCAATGCCTGCAAAAGCGCGACTCGCAAATACATTTGTGCCCGGTGTAATTTGCAGGTCCGCAGGGATCTGGTTATCGGCGATGCCTTCCAAATCGATGTTCTGGGAGGCGAAATAAAAATAGGCCTGGTCCCGCTCAAAACCCGTAATGCCGTTCACATCCCTTGCAGGATAGTAGGATAAAAACGGCTCCCCTATTTTAACGATCCGTAGGGTATTGGCCACACTGACCCCGCAGTCCGTAAACGAGGTATCCTTTCGGGCAATGACAATCGTGGGGCGGTATGCAAAAATATTAACCATTAAAAATTAACAGTTGAGTTGGTGAAAAATCCGTTATACACCGACCCGTTGGAGTGGATATAGCGGAAGGCCTGACCGAAGTAGTCGTCCGGAAAGTCCACGACCACCCCTGTAGAGGTAAAGCCAAACACCGTGACCTTGATGACCATTGTCATCGGAGTGCCGCTTCGAATCGAAATCGCGTTAAACTGGAACTGCTTGTTGGCGTTTGTCGTGCCCGCTGCCCCGTTCACCCCGGCGTCCGAATCGTTGGGCGAGGAAGTAAACGTAAGGATCGTATCAAACGTAGCCCCGGTCGAGGGGTTGGTCTTGGCAGAGGCGGTAGAATAAATAGAATCGGTAAAGTTCACCCCATCGCCCACCGCTTTTACCCTAAACCAATAAACCGTAGCAGCGGTCAGAGAATCTTTTACATAGTTTACCGTATTGGCGGCAGGCGTGGCAATCACGCTCCAGGTCGAACCGCTGTCGGTGGACATTTCCAGGGAGTAAGAAGACTCGTTGGGTACGTTGACCCACGTAAGGTTAATTTCCGTATCCGAAATCGGCGAGGCCGTTAGGTTGGGGTAAATCAGCTGGGAAGCCGAAGCTACCACCCCGTTAAAGACCGCCTGGTTAGAGAAGGTAGCGGCCAAATTACCCGCAATATCCTTGACCTGGGAGCCGGTATAGTTTAACAGTAATACCTGCCCTGCCGTAACTGCGCTATCCAAAGTAAGGGTAACCGTGGTGCCACTAATAGAAGCGTGGGTGATGGTCCTGCCCACCATACTCCACTGCGTGGTAGTGGCCGAAGAATTCGTTTGCAGGGCCTCGTTATAGGTTAAAATAATCTGCGCAGGATTGGCAGAGTTAACCACGGCAGACGACAGCACCGGAGGGGTCGTGTCCACACCCGCCGCAGTCGTAGTATCGGAGGCCTGCGAGTAGCCCGAATCCAAAAACCCAGAGGCGGTCGCCTGCAGCCAGTAATAATACAGGGTGCCCGCTGAAAGCCCCGCATCATTAAAGAGCAGGGCTGAGCCGGTATAAATCAGTTCTGCGTCTGAAAACAGCGAGGTTTCTGACCTATAGAGTTTATAACCCGTAGCCGAGGTCACGGCAGGCCAAGAGGCATCGATCTCGTCGTCGCCTACCACCGAAAGCGATAGCGCTGGCGAGGCGAGTTGGGTAGAAGACCCACCCCCTACCACGTCACTTAAAGCCGAAAGGGGGATTTTTACGGTTTTATCCACCGAGGCCATATAGCCTAAAATATAATCCCCTGGCGCAAGGTCGCCGTAGGTGGAAGAGTCGGGTAAATCGTTGATACGTACATCTGCCATTATGCCTCCCTGTAAAGTTTTCCGGTTTGCCGGTTTACGTAAATGGTTGCGTAGCCCGTAAGGTCTGAGTCCACTACGGGCAGTTCAGAAAATATGATCGAGCCTTTGTCTACTGTAAAGTCCCCTACCACCTTGTTATCCTGAAGGGTGGTATAGGTGTTTTTGATCGTGGAAATATCCCTAGCGTTCGAGCTTAGATTGGACTGAATCTGGGAGAGCGTCCCCTTGGTCTTCTGATCTGAGACTTCGACCTGGAACTGGTACTCGTTGACCAAATTGCGGGTACACGACACAATAGAAAGCCGTTGGTCCACGCCCAGGTCACTGTCCTGTATCGTTACTTCCTCGCCTACCCCGATGACCCTTGTCCTTCGTTTCATGTAAGCGGGGTCAAAGTCGATGGTGTAGGAGTATTGGGGCACAGAAATTTTATTGAGCAGCTTTTGGGCCTCGCGTTTTAGCGCCCGCTCTGCTGCATCAATGTAGGCCTGCGGCATCGCAATATCGGTCAGCACGTAGGTATCGCCCACCTGGGGATGCAAAAGATCAGAAGGAATCTGAAGGGCCTTTTCCTCGGTGTTGGGCAGCAGGATGATTTCCTTGGCGGCAAAGTTGCTCTTTGGGGAGAGTTTAAAGGTGTAACCGGCTAGTTGCCCGGTCTGAAAGGTGAGCTTGGCCTCTACTGCGGGGAGCAGGTACTGTCGAACATCAAAGTCTAAATTCAGATCATAAAACGTATAGATGTCCGCCCCTATAGCGGTTACTTTTCCTACCCGATGGGGGTAGATATCCTCAAAGACCGCCGTGTCTTCAATGATCCCCTGAGCAGTGTTGGCCTCCAGGTAGTCCAGCCCCCCGGTCATTTTTAGCCGGGTGGTATAGTTGCGGTAGCCCGCCGGCAGGTTCTTATCAGAACCATAGGCGTATAACCTCGTGACGAGCTTAGAGCCCGAAAGCGGTTGGCGGGTAATCGTATAAAGTCCCTTGTTTCTTCCGTGGCGAAACTTTAGATTGGAAATCAGCCTGCGTTTCGATAAATGAATGGTCTTGCCCTCTACGGCCCATTCCAAAGAAAATTCTTCCGACAGGCGTTGAAGGACACCTAAACAGTTTTCTTTGGAAAAGGAAAGGTTTTTATAGGTGGTCGCCTGTACGTCACCTTTTTTCCAGCCTACACTTACCCGTAGGGCGTTTTTTAACAAAAGGTCGATAAACCCCCGGGCGTTGAGCATGAGGGTAAAATCACTTTCCCTTAAAGAGTCGTCCGCCCCATAGTTTAAAAACTGCACCTTGGATAAATCAAAGTATTCCGCTTCCAGGCGAAGGGAAAACTGGTAGCGGTTCTCCCCTAATTTTTTGGCTAAGGCAGGTTGGTTTAACTGGTAGCGTTCCTCGTAGACTGTGCAGTAATCCCCCACCTGGAAGGAGGGGTTTTCAGGATGGGTAAAGCTCACCGTAAGCACGTTATCGCCCATCACCTGTTTTTGCTGTACGCTCGTTGCGTCGGGTTTTATTTCAGCCACTTCTGTTTCTGTGACCCCCACCATTCGATATAGAGTGATGCTATCCATTACGATACGATGGGGTTTCCGGATTCATCTACTAATCGAAGCGTAGCCGCTCCGGGGTTGGGTTCCAACTCCCGCAAAAGGAGCGTGAATTGGTGAACGTTATACGCTGTGCCCTCTACGGTGAGCGGCCACACCGGTTTAAAACTGTTGCACTCCCGGTATTCTACAGAGTAGGTCTTTGGGCCGTGGGCATTGACGGTAAAGTTGTGAAAGCCTGGCTGCATGAGCTGGGTAATAAGCGCCGTGTAGTTGTCGTTGAACGCTGTTCTGTCATCACAAATAATCGCGCAATTGAGGGTAATCGTTCGGGCTTGGAATTTGGGAGTGGTCAGGTCAACGTCCAGCCCATGCTGGTCAGGCCAAGAGTATTCGGTAGAGTCTTTTTTGGGGGCGTATTTTAAAAAGTCGGTAGTGCCGTTTAAAATCAGGGTGTGATACCCCGACCACAGGTCAACGGCATCTAACTTCCAATATCCTGAAAAATCGGCAGGCATAAATTACACGGGCTTTTTTCTGCCTTGCAAACTATACCTTACGAAATAGGATTACAATTTGAGTAGGTCAACTTACCCGCAAGTTGAAAAAATACGCTCTTTAAAGAGTGGGTAAGGTTTAACGACTCGTTTTTGTGTATGTAAAATATCTTTTATAATATAGTGTTCTAAAAACGACTAGCCATGGCCGATTCCCTACACTGCCCTAAATGTAATTCGACCCAACTCACCGCCCAAAAGCACGGGTTTTCCCCCGGTAAAGCCGCAGCAGGGGCCATCCTTACCGGCGGCATCGGTCTACTGGCCGGACTACATGGCAGCAGCAATATAGATGTGACCTGTCTTTCGTGTGGGCACACATGGAACCCCAAAAAACTAGCAGAACAAAAGCGGACGGAGGATTTTCAAAATCGGGTGCAGGAGCGAAAGACCTGGGAACAAAGCTTTTACCGGGCCTATGAAAAGGGGGAGTTTGCAAAGGCCGAACAGATTTACCTAACAAAGGCCAAGTTCCACCCCCATACCCCGGACGTTCACGCAGCCTATAAATTTCATAAAAAAATAGATAGGCAAAACACCCTGTTTTTTTGCGTGTTCATCGTTGTATTGATTACGATTGTTTACCTGGTTTTTGCAAGGTAGCTTACGCGATCTTTACCCCTTTGGTCTGGAAATAATCTACCATTGTAGCTTCTAATTTTTCTATCCGGTTTACCGTGTTAAAGGTGTTGTTCTGGATTTGGTTTAACCGATCCAAGGACTGCATGGCTACGTTTAACTGCTCGATGGCCGTTAGACGCATGGCTCCAAACTGTCCCGCGAGTAGCTCTGCCGTATCTTCGGTAATTCCTTTAATGGCCCCTTGCAAAGAATTCGCCCCACTGCTGCCCGTAACCGAAGAAAAATCAATGCCCGCGATCTTTTGGATCTGGTCCATTGCGTTGGAAGCGTTGGTAATCATCTTATCCCAAAAGTCCTTTAGACTGGCCACTTCGGAGGCGTCCAGTTGGTCGCCGCTTACTACGTCATCCTGGAACTGCTCAATGAACTTTTTTAACGGTTCATCCAAAAACCGAAGTTTTAGGGCAGCAAGGGCAGCTTTTTGCATCAGGTCTTTAAAGGTATCGGCAAAATCAGCGGCTGAGCGTTTCCCTTGGGCAAAGCCTTCAGCGATCGAATCCGCAATCGAATCCGCCGTAGCGCCCCCGGTCAAAAGTTCACGGCGGGTACTTTCAGCGTCCTGTAGCGCCTTGTCTACGTCTATTCCTTCCTGTTTTAGTTTCTCCAGCTGCTGGAACAACTCTTTGGCCCGGTCGCTCAACTGGCCTTTTAAAAACAACTCGTTCAACTGGTCAAATGTTTTCCCGGCCAGGGATTCCCCTTGCATCACAAAGGTCACGGTGCCGCCCACAGCCGTGTCCACGGTGCGGGTGATCTTGGCCTTTTCCTTGGCGAGCTGTTGAAAGACCGTATCGATATTGCTTTGAATCTCTACTTTTTGCTTTTTCAGCAGCTCCATTTCATCCGATAGGCCCTGGAGTTTGGTTTTATTGAGCAAGACCTGATCGCGGAGCCGTTCGCGGTAGAGTTGATTGATTTGTTGCTCGCCTACAAAGACCTGGTTTTGAAAGTTGAGCGCCTGCTCGTTGACCTGTTTTACCGATGGCCCCATCACAGAAGACACAAAACTGGCCACCGAGCCCACTACGGAGCCGACCGCTCCTGCAATGCCCACTACAGAGGATATCTGGTCCAATAGACCCGTAAAGCCTTTTTCTGATTTGCCCTCCTTAAACGCTTTTATATTGTCCTGGATGGACTTGGAGGCTTCCACCATGCTGCTTAGTAAATTCAGGGCTTCCCCCAATCCTTTGTTGAATAGTCCAACGGTGCTGCCCAATGACTTAAAGATATTAGCCACCTTTCCCGCATCATCGACCATGCCCTTTAACTGGGTACGGGCGTTTTGAAGCTGCGCCCGCATTTCAGGGGTCAGTTGAATAACGTTGCCTGCCTGATCCTTAAAAGAACCTTCCTCAAGGGCTTTATCAATGAGATCTATTGTTTTCTTTATATCGGAGCTTGTTTGCAAAAGCAAGTCCCTGCCAATCCGTTTAAAGATGTCGGATGAAGTTACCCGAAGGGTTTCTACCTCTTGTTTTTGTGACTGTTGCAAGAGCTTTAATTGCCGATCGTATTCTTCCTCCCCTAACTTTTCGCGTTCCTCCTTAAGCGTTTTATACAGGCGTTGGTATTGTAAGTCCAATACCTCTTTTTGCTGGACGAAGGAGGCTGTTTTTTCAAACAGCGTCTTTTGATCTTCAAGCTGTTGTTTGATTTGATCCTTTTGAAAATCTGCCCCTGCTTTTAACAGGGTCTTGAACTTTTCCTGCTCCCCTACATTCCCGATACCCAACTGGATTTTAGGCAGCATCTTTCCAAACTCATTTCTTAGGAAGTCTGCATAAGAGGTAAAACCTTTTCTCTGTTCAGAGAACATCTCGTTGGCCTTTTCTACGCCGATTTGCTTTTTGGCTTCCTCGTACTGCTCAAAAAGTTGTTTTTGTTGCTCCAGGTTCTGCTTAAAGTGTTCAGCATCCTGTTTTAAGTTGACGTTCTGAAGTTCCTGCGCCCTTGCCGCTGCCAAAGCGTTAATATCGGTAAGCCCTATTTTTTGGCCGTTGCCGGTCTTGTCAACTTCTTGGTTGAACTCCACGATCTTTCGAAGCAGGGTATCATATTTTTCATTGACCTTATCCACCTCCGATTGCTCTTTGACCAAACCGGACTGGCTGGCATCCCTTTGCACATCCGAAATCGCCTGCAAGAGATCCTTTCGTTTTTCCAGCAGTTTATTGGTTTCCGCTTCGTCCTTTTTTTGTTGCTTTTGCCCTTCTTTAAAGGCGGCATAGGGGTCAAGGATTTTCTTTCGTTTATCTGCATATTCCAAATCAGCAGCCAATTGTTTTTTACGGGCCGCATCGGTCTCTGAATTATACGCATCCTCGATTTTTTGACGGAGTAGTTTTAGTGCATCCAGAGAAGCTGCACCGTCAATTTGCTGTTGATTGGTGAGGGAAGGGCCGGGGGTTTTATTAAGATCGGTGAGTGATTTTTTCAGTGAATCAATTTGTTTTTGGTTCTCATTATACGCCTTAGAGTTTTGATCCAACACCTTGTTTTGGCTTTCTAAAGCGGATATCTGAAACTGGAGGGCTTCTTTAGTGCCGCCGATGGAATTTTGGATGTCATTTTCAATGCCCACCACCACCTCTGAAGCCTTTTTAAAGGCCTCAATGGCCTGCTCTCCCTCACTGCTTCTAAACGTAGATTGGGTAAAGGGGTTCAAGATGTTTAATAGCCCTCCATCATTGGCCTTTCCATCCGATCCGATAAAGGGTTGGGCGGCTTTAAATTTCTCATCTCTTTGGCGCAAAGCTTCGGCATAGGCAGCTTGCTTGCTTTCCAATACCATTCGCTGCCGAAGGGTAGCGATATATGTATTCGTAGCGTTGGTAAGGTCTGTAGTCTTTGCCTCCTGAAAAGAGAGTTGCCCAATGATATCAGGAGCGATCTTTTTAAGCTGGTTATAGGCCTCCAACCTTGTAGACTCGGCTAGGTTTTGATCGTGCAGGGCTGTTACATACTGCTTGATCTCTGATTGCTGTTTGGCAAAAGTTTCGGTGGATTTCTCTTGTGCATCTTTTAGCAGTTCAGTCGACGTTTTAACATCAAACTGTTTGTCTCTAAGAAACGTCAAAGCGCCAATCAGCAACCCTACACCAGCGGCAGCTACAGCAAAGGGGTTAGCCAACAAGGTGGCATTTAACACTTGCATAGCCCTTTGGAAGGATACCGAAGCTGCCGCAGCCAACCCTTGCGCTACGGATAGTTCTGTACCTGCCAGGGCCGTTTGAACCATTGCTGCTTCTTGTAATTTTTGAACCGCTACGGTAGCTAAAACAGCTGCTTTGTAAGTACCATACGCTACTACCAATACCTCCAAAATATCTAGTACATCCTGATAGTGATTGACTAAAGAGGTAGCACCTTCAATAGCTGAAGAAAATAAACCTTCACCGCTCTTGCCAATATTATTAAGCATCTGATTCCACGCATCCGAGAGGTTCGATAGCTGGCCGGTGAGGGTCTTGGATTGCGCCTCCATCAATCCCCCAAACTTAGAGCCCTCGGCGGTCAAATCCTGGAAGGCTTTTTCAATCTGCGGAAATCCCACCTTACCGGATTCCACCAGCCCCCGTACCTGGTCTTCGGCTACGCCAAACTGTTTGGCTAGTTCCTGGATAATGGGAATCCCCCGACCGGTTAGCTGGTTGATGTCTTCAGCGAAGAGCCTTCCCTGCACCCTTGCCTTTCCGTAGACCTCCGCGATCTCCTGAATGGGAGCGCCTACCCCGGCGGATACGTCGCCTAAGCTGCGAAGAGTTTCTTTGATCTTATCGGCTGAAATTCCAAAGGCTAACAAAGACCTTGTAGCCCCTGCCACCTCCGAGAGTTCAAAAGGCGTGGTGGCGGCAAACTGGGTGACTTCCTGCATGAGTTTATCGGCCCGTTCCTTGCTACCCAGCATGGTGGTAAAGGCCACGTTTAACTGCTGAAATTCTCCCCGTACCCTGACTAAGTCTTTGACAAAGTTAGTGGCCGTGGTCAGCGTGGCATAGGCGGCCAGGGAAGCCGCTACCTGTTTAGCCAGACTATTGGTTTGCTCAAACTGGCTGTTGATCTTTTTAATCTCTGCGTCCAGGCCGTGGATGTTTTGGGCCATGCGCTTGCCTACATCGCTTTGGCGGTCCACCTCCGATAAGGCAGCGTACTGATTCTTTAATTCATTGAGCCTGGCTACTTTTTCGTTCAAAGAACCGGCGGCGTTTTGCTCCACCCGCTGGAACACCTGGTTGATGCGCTCTACTTCCCCCTCCACGCGCTGGATGTTTTGGACAATCCCCTGCCCGATCTCGGAATTGCGGTCGACTTCGGATAGTTCCGCAAACTTCTTTTTTAGTTGATCCAGTTCCGCCAGCTTCTCATTTAACGAACCGATTTTTATGGGTATGTCTACGGGGGGCAGTTCCAGGGAGGTACGCAGCCGTTGAATCTCCGCTTCTACCTCTGAGGTGTCCAGTCCTTTGGCTTTCAGTTCAATGGTCTGGTTTTCCAGGTTCTGGATTTCTGCCAATAGCTCGTTATAGGTCTTTTGAAAAGCTTCGTCATTAAAGGTTATCGTACCTTCTATATGAAAGTCGTTTAACCGGTCCAGTTTCTCCTGCGCCTTTTGTAAAGAAGTGGTCAGGGAAGCAGTATCGATCTCCCCTATTTTTAAAGTAATGGCCGCCCTTTGAAGGCTTTCTACTTTCTTTTTTAACGATACAAAGACCGCATTAAAGGAAGAGTCGTCTATGCCGTCTACTTTGATTTGAAAGCCCGTAGAAGCATCTTTGGCCCGCTGTTTTAGGGCGGCTATTTCCCTATCCAAAACCGATGTATCGATGCCTTGTGCCTTTAGTTCTATGCTCTGGCTTTCCAGCTTCCCTACCTCGTCTAAAATCGTCTGATACCCTTTTTGGAACGCCTCAATGTCTAAATCAGCCGAGGAGCGAATCGAGACGTTTTCCAGGCCACTGACTTCGTTTTTGATCTTGTCCAGGGACGTTTGCAGTTTATCGGTATTGACCCCGCTTAACCTAAGTTCAAAAGTGGCATCCTGCACATTGGCAAGCCTGGTTTTTAGATCATCAAAGGACTTTAGCACACTTTGCGTATCAATAGAACCCACTTTTATGTGTAGCTCTTCCCCTGATAGGCGGTCAAATTCCGCTTGAACACTTTTTAGCGCCTCTAACAGGGGCGAGACATCCACACTGCCCGCTTGAAGTTCTATTGGGGAGTTTTTGATTTTGTCGATTTCTGATAAAACCCGATCCAACCCCTCGGTTAAAGTAGTGGTGTCCACGCCTTTTGCTGAAAGCTCAAGGCTTTGCCCTTTGATGGCCTGGATGTGCTGTTGTAAAGCGGATAGGTGCTGCACCTGGGCTTCCACGTCCTGGTCCATGCCCTTGATGAGCCCCGCGCTTGAAAGGATGCTCTGGACGATCTGCTTTTGCCCCTGTGCTGCTTGTTGTTGCAAGAGGATTTGCTTTTGGGTAGAGGCCTGAATCTGGTTGGTGATTTGGTTTATGGCCTGATCAAAATCCGATAAATCTATTCCTGCTTTCCAGAACAGCGAACCCTCTGCGCCTGTGATATCAACTGCCATTGTTTAGTCTTGTTTTTTTAAAAAAGTCGTTTACTTCTTTTTTGCCGGGGGCGGCGTTAGCCAGTTGGTCAATCACCGCTTTTTCCTGGGCGTTATCTTCCTTTTCATAGGTGGGGATGGTGGCTAAAAACATATTGATATTCACATAGCTCACCGTCCACAACACCTCGTCATAGGAAAACCTAAAATATTTAATGACACCTCCCACAAGGTGCCAGAGGCTATTTAACTCCCCTGGTTTTCTGGATTCATCTCCATGATGTTTGTGCCGGTTATGGAGATTATACAGCTTATAAAATCCGATACGTTCATTTGCTGCACCACTACGGAAAACACCTGCATCAGTTCTTTTGCGGTAAGCTGGTACAAAAAGAAATTGACAAGCGCCGCAGGTGGTTCGCTCTTCTGATTGGTCACCGCAATGGCTACGATCTCTGCTACCTGCCTAGCGTGGCGTTGCATCAGTTCAAAATTTAGGGAAAGGAACTGCTGCTTATCTTCCAGCCTTTCGCGGGTCAGCATCTTTTTGTCGATCGATAAGAGCCTTTCGGATATTCGGATCAGCGAGCCTAAGACCAGGGGCTTAATCTGAAAGACCCGTTTTTCCTGCCGCAACTTTAGTTTCACCAATAGCCGCTCGTACCAGTTTTTAGCCGGGGTGTCTATGGTGAGGGTGACCGGCTTTTGCAGGAGGGCTGCGGCCTCCTGTCTTTTAATGTCTTCTGTGTTTTGTAGTTGGTTCATACTGTAAGAAAAAAAGCCCCATGCCTTTGGGTTAGGCACAAGGCTTTCGTTTTAGTAAAGTCGTTAGATGAATTACGCTGCGTACTTGATCTTGTAAGCCGGTGTGGCGGCCTTGGTCGGTGTCAGGATGGTGGCCGTCAGCGTTACCTTTGCGATCTGGTTTTTGGAAAAAGACGCATTGAACGTGGGAAGCACTGAAGCCCGCACGATCAAAAACTCGTCGCCTTCGCCGTTTACGATCTTGATGGAACGCTCAATAGAGGTCACCCCACCCACCGGGGCGGCATAAATAAAGGGGTCGCCCGAAGTACCCGCGCCCGTTACCGTACCGCCAAACATTTCTTCCATTTTAGTGGGTGAAAAGTCCAGGCAGTTCCAGGTGATCGTGTTGGAACCGGATTGTGTTTTTACCAATACCGGGTCGGTCTGTTCTTCGATGAAGAATTCTGTGTTTTGTCCGGCGGCGCTCTGCCAGTTCATCGAATCTTGTTCGGTAGAACCCAACTCTGTCCAGGTAGTACCAATGTCGCCGTCGCCTGCGATGGGTGCAAAATAAACCGCTGTTAAACCATTGCCGTATGTTGCCATTTTTACTTGATTTTAGTTTGTTTTAAAAATTTTTAGTTCACGTTGAACGCATAGAAATCGATGCGTATGTTGATAAAATAACTATTGGAATGTTCGTCTTTGATGGGCTGAGAAACCTGCTGCCAGTCCAGGTAGTAGTCCCGCTTTTCCCGTACGTCTTTTAGGATGGGAAGAAGCATATCTACCAGTTCGTCCAACCTTGCGTAGTCGGGCTTTTGGGTCTGAATGTCGTTTTCACTTACCTCGATGCAAGGCACATAGACATTCACGTTCGCCACGGTACGCTGTAGGTTATCGTTTGCAATGGGAAGCGTGTTCACCACGATGTCTTCCTTAGTGCTTCCTACCGGGCGCTCCCCTTTACGCACTTTTCCGGTGATCTCTGAAGGCAGTGAGCTTTGTAAAAGCAACTGGTAAAGGATCGTCAGTACATCGAGGGTCGTTTTCATACCTTTAGTTTTTCCAGTGCTTTTTTTAGATCACTTGCGGCCCTGATTCCCGAAACCGTCAATACGTCATAGCCTCTGGCTTCCACGGCGGCGGCATAGTCCATGCCCGCCACTACCAAAAGAATAAAGCCTTTTACCTGATCCTCTCCGGTAAGCCTTCTAATCATCGCCTCTGCCTTTTCAACCCCTTCTGATTTACTACCCGGTAAAGCCCCACTGATTTGCACACCGTCCTTTAAGATCACATAACCAATCGAGCTACGCAGGTTGCCTGTTTGATCTCGGTAGGTGTCGTTACTGCGGGCGTTGGTGATAAAGGTTTCCCCTACTCTTTGCAGCCTTAAAAGGGTCGCCTCTTCCAGCCGTTGCTTTCTCACTAGAAGCGCCTTACGTACATCGGAAGCATTGAACTTGGGGGTTATAGCCATAGCCTTGCGTTTTTCTTTAGCACTTCCCCTTCCAGGTATAGTTTCACCGTTCCCTTGGCTACCAAGTTGTCCCGGCTGTTATACACTTCCACCACTGAACCCAAAGAGACCTGGTTTAGAGGGTAGGGTATGTAAACAATGCCGGAATAACTGACCATTGTACCATCCTGTGCCGTAATCAACGCATTCCCACTGGAAGCCTCGTAGCGACCACTCATTTCAAGCGTAGAAGAAGCGGCGCCTGTGTAGTCGCCGTTACTATCCATGGTGCTTGCCCCTGCAGTAGTGATCTTGACGATATGAGGGTATTGAGCCATTACCAGCGGTTAGAGGCGTCTTTAACGGTTGGACGTTCCAACGGGTAGTTATCTTCTACACCGTGTTTTTTAGCCAGGTAAAGAAGCCTTTTTTCGATCTTGCGCAGGAAGTCGGGGTGACTTACGGAGTAACCGCCTTCACCTACATCAGGACTTGTGTACAAGCCATATAAGAGTTCAATAGCGCATAGGTCTATCTGCTTTGCACTGCCTGAGACGTAGATGTCCGTTCCTGTTATATTAGCATCAAGTAGGACTTTATCTGCTGTCAAATCAGGTACGGTAACATCCTGCAAAACTGCTAAAAGGGCTTCTTTGTTGGTCATCAAAGAACTCGTTTATTAGTACGCCAAAGTGGTGCTTAACAAGTAGACCTGGTTGATGGCTTCAAAGCCTGGGAAGGCGTTGAATTCAGCCTTGGTGTACTCGCCAAACGGTTCATTTTGGCTCCATTTAGAGATCAGTGCCCGATTGAACGTAGCATAGCTAACATTCGCTACGGGGGTTAATTGCTCCTGCGCCAGGGCGTTGTGGATCTTACCCAGCGGGCCTGCCGGAACAAAGACCGCGTTGGTCTGAGAGAACGGCTTGGTAGCGGTGGTCACCCCATCTTTTTCCACGCCCACCTGCTCGTTTACAATCGTGATGGGGGGCAGTTGCATCGCCTGCAAATAGTCGTTGACCCTTTGCAGCGTGGCTACGGCAGCGCCTTTTTGAAGCTGGTTGTAGGCGGTTAATGAATCGGTCACCTGCTTACAGGCGGCGAACTTCAGCCATACGGCCCTCGACATCAAAATTTCAGCGAAGGACAGGCCTACGGCTTCTGCGGCTTCCACTACGGTTTGAATGTCCGTAATCGGGGTGGCGGTGGCAGAAGTAGCCCAATTGACGGCGGCGTTAGACTTATTGCCGGAAGGCATCCCTAAGTCAACCGCTACGCTGGAAACGTAACCATCGGGGTTCGTGTTGACATCAATGGTGATCTGCCCGGTGGAAACGGCCTGCAGGGCCAGTTGATCCAGTTTTTTATGCACCGAGTTACCGGCCTTTTGCACGTCCCCAAATAAGAGGTCTAAGAGTTGTTGCTTTTTGGCGGCTTCGTCCAAGGGCAGTTGCTGGATGGCGTAGAAGTTGCGGTAGTCGTTTTCGTCCATCTTGAACTTCTCGGCGATCGCGGGGATTTCCCCGGAGAGCTTGTCTAAAGTGGCCCTACTGCGAAGCGGGGCTGCGCTGCCACGGGCGATAATAGAGGCGGCGGCTTCAATCCGGGAAGCGCCCAGCACACTTACATAGGTAAGATTGAGCTGAGGGGTGCCGAAGGTGAAATACTTGGGATACCAAACAGGAGCAAATTTGTCCAGGCTGTTATCCACGATGGTTTGCAGCTTATCGCTGTAGCCACCAAATACAGATTTAATTTGTGCCATTGTTTATAGTCCTGTTTAGAATGAGTTAGAGAATGTGATTCGAGGTAATTTGGCGATGATGGCTGCGGTCTTGGAGGCGGCGTGAGAAATGCGGCGTTTGTAGACCACACCCTCCAACACTACGACCACTTCGGCGTCATCCGCAATTGTGACATCCGAGGCTAATAGGCCGGTCGGAGTGTCTGTATCAGCGTCCACTACGGTCGCCTTGCGGGTCGCTTCATCTACGATGATGGCGGTGCCGGCGGCCAGCGTGTCGCCTGCCGTAAGGCCGGTAGCATCCAAAGACGCCCCGCCCTGAAGGACAGTATCGATCCTTTGAAAAACCACCACGCCATTAGAGGCGGTTGTTTTTACTGGAATTAAACCCATTGTTAGTTATTTTTTTTAGGTGATTTACTTTTTGTCCTTTCCAGCCCAGGCTTTGATGTCCTGGTCGATGCTTTCCGACTTAATCGTACTGACCCCACCCACGGGAGCAGAGGTTTGGGAAAATCCCTGGTTGACGAGTTCCTGTTTGTAGGCGGTGTGGTCGGCTTCGATCTCCGAAAGCACCTGGTCTAACTGGTCTTCCGATTCCACCGATCTACCTTTTAAGAGGATGGCGGGAATTTTCTTTTCGGCCATCTTTTCCTGGAGCTTCTTTTGCAGGTGAGCCTGGGTTTTCTCTTTTTCAAAGGAGGAAACTTTTTCCGTTAGCTGCTGCATCTGCGCTAGGAGTACCTTCATGGGATCGTCGTCCGTAGGCTCGTTTTTGGGCTGGGCTTGCGGCTTCCCAGTCTTTGCTTCCAAAGTCCTGAGCCTGTCATCATTGCGGGCAATATCCGCAAAGGGCATGATGTCGTTTAGTTCGTCCAGCTTGTCGTCGATTTGGGATTCCTCTGTAATCTTTGAGCTAAGTTTATCCGCTATCGCGTCTATCCTTGCCTGGGAGAGGTTCTTCACACCTAAAGTCTGTAGCTTCGCCTTTAGTTGTGCTTTGATTTTGTCTACCATAGAATTGAAAAGAACTTTTTGATTTGAAGTGTA